AAGACAATATTAATAGCACACATAAATGGGTAGAGTATGCGTTAGATATTGTAGATATGTCTGCATTACTAATGCAAACAAATAATTTAAATGACAAATATGCATTAATGGACGCATTAGATACTGCCCAACGTAAAAAAGATTGGCATTATCGTCAAAAAAACTTTCGTTTACAAGATGCCATGCGTATTTTTGAGGCCGCAAAATACATTGCCAAAAAGTAATTGGCACAAATTCACTTTTGTGTTATAATATACACTTGTTCAACAAAGGAGTTACTATGCCTACTTTAACTGCCGCACAAAGCGCACAAATTAATAACACTGAAGTATACACTTTAGATTATGAGGCAGAAGCACTGCAAAGTTACGAGGACACCGGCGAGGACTTAATGGACGAGCTCGAGGTACGTGCAACAAATATTATTTTAGAACAAACAAACTGGGACGCCCGAGAAGATTTAGGTGGCATCACCGTTTATTTCAAAGATAACACTTTAGTTGCATTCTACGATTACGAGCAATTTAAAGGTACCATTTTTAATTGACACATATTCTCTATGCTGTTATAATGATAGCATAGAGAATTTTTATGGAACCAATATGGACAAACCTTGGCAAGTTATCAGCGATTTGGAAATTCATTCCAGTCGCTTAAACAAAGAAGCTATTATTCAAGTTCAAGCAGAAGCAGGCAATAACGAATTTTTCGAAGGCTGTAGGCTAGCACTTGATCCCATGATTACATTTGGGCTTAAACAAATACCGGAGAAAACAGATGAAGATGGCGTTGGCATGGATTGGGATAGTTTTAGTCTCATTATCACTGGCTTTGTTAATCGCAGTCTCACAGGCAACCTTGCACGTGATACCGTTAATAAAATGATGGCCAGTGCCACTAAGGCACAGTGGAATGGTTGGTATCGTCGTATCCTTATCAAGGACCTACGCTGTGGTACCAGTGAAAAAACAATTAACAAGGTTGTGGAAAAGAAATATGATAGTTATAGCATCCCTATTTTTGGTTGTCAGCTTGCTCATGATAGTGCTAATCATGAAAGTAAAGTTACTGGCCAGAGACTTATCGAAGTCAAACTTGATGGGGTTCGTATTATTACTATTGTCCATCCCGACGGCCGTGTTGATCAATTTAGCCGTAATGGTAAAGAACTGGTAAACTTTCCGCATATTAAAAAACAGTTTGCCAGCATCGCAGATTCGTTGCTTGAGCCCTGGGTGTTCGACGGCGAAATTATGAGCAGTAGTTTCCAAGACTTAATGAAGCAGGTACATCGTAAAAGTGATGTTGATGCCAATGATGCTGTACTTCACTTATTTGATTGTATTCCTCTTTGTCATTTCGAACAAGGACAGTGGAATGCTACACAGGAATTCCGTAGCAATCATTTAAAAGAATTTGTAGAACATCATCAGGACTCGTTGCCCAATGTAACAATGGTGGGACAAGAATTAGTTGATTTGGATTCCAACGCAGGTCAACAAAAGTATAAAAAGATTAATGCACTGGCCATCGAAGGCGGCTATGAAGGCATTATGATTAAGGACCCAATGGCTCCTTATGAATGCAAGCGCAGTTATGCTTGGCTAAAACTAAAGCCTTTTATTGAAGTAAGCTTGGAGGTACAAGGTGTCGAAGAAGGAACAGGACGAAATGAAGGACGATTGGGCGCACTCATCTGCGGTGGAGACGACGGAGGGCGGTATATTCAAGTCAATTGCGGTAGTGGGTTCACTGATAACGACCGCATTGATTATTGGAATAATCGTAATAACCTTTTTGGAGCAGTGGTTGAGGTAAGAGCGGACGCTATTACACAAAATCAAGACGGAACTTATAGTCTTAGATTCCCTCGCTTTTTGCGATTCCGTGGATTTGTTCCCGGAGAAAAACTTTAAGGATTTATATGAAAGATTGGCTACGCAGAAAACTACATACCTTCTTATGGCCAGAAGATCAGCCTGTTGCTTATGATGATGATAGAAAAATGGCTACTCTTAGCGGTGCCCGGACTGGGCGGCATCACAACTCATTAGGCAGTGAAAACGAACCTTTGAGATTTACAGTTTACAATGCTTCAGGAGGCAAAATTGTCGAGATTAATCACTACGATTCAAGAACGGATCGTCACCATACGAGCCTACATATTATTACAAGTGATGAGGACTTTGGAGAATCGCTTGGAAAAATTGCGTTCCTCGAAGTCCTTAAAAAAGGATAATATTATGCTTAATGAACGAGAGATTGGTTCAATACTTGCCGCTCAATTAATGAGCGCAGTTCGCAACAGAGATCAAGCTCATGTAAGCAGTGTCGGATCTTCTTATTCTTATTTAAACGATTCAGGAAAAAAGGTTATGGCAGAACTTGTAGATCTTATGTTTATCAAAGCAGTAGAATGTGATAAGAACCGCAGGCAAGATGAAGCTGAACAATTTATCATGGATAATCTTAAAAAATGAAATGCGTTACTTGCCGAAACGAAATTACTTTAAATTGTAATTATAATCAAGGACGCTGTCCTCATCGTCCTCCTATAATTAACACTCACTCGTTGAGATTATATAACCTTATGCTAAGTATTAGAAATGTATACAACAAGCTCAAGTCTAAAATATAAAACTTATAGAAAAAATGATCCTGGATTTAATTTCAGTCCGGATAACATTGTTGTAGTGCCTAGGGCAGGATTTGAATTCGGCGATGGCTGTCCCAGAGAATATCAGTTAATTATTGCCGAATGTATCAACAACGGTTGGATCAAACCAATTGCATACCAACCTGTACACGAACACTTTATGGAAGAACTAACAAAATGACAAACCCCTTTAAGGACCAAGAGAAATTTATGAAGGCCTGCGACCAAAGCGTCGAAGGCTTTAATCAAGAACAATTCAAACTGTATGTCAACTTAATCAAAGAAGAATATACAGAACTTAATGAAGCAATTAATAACACTGACCAAACAGAAACGTTGGACGCATTGATTGACATCCTAGTTGTTACCATTGGTGCTATCCATAGTATGGGCAGTGATGCTGAAGGTGCTTGGAAAGAAGTTATGGCCACCAACTTTGCTAAGATTGACAAAGAGACTGGTAAAGTTCGTAAACGCCCAGATGGCAAAGTATTAAAGCCGATTGGCTGGGTTGCGCCTTCACTTAGACCTTTTGTTTAATATGGCCATGGGCCGGTAAAACCCTGTTTAGCAATGTTTGCTAAATTGCCATTGGTTGTATTTTGACTAACTTGATTATTAAATTCGTAGGTAGATCCAACAATTGGATTTCCTGTTACATTAAAATAGTTTGTCGCGGCAGCTAATGTTTGTTGATCCGTTGCGCCACTAGCAGTTTGCTGATTTAGTTTACCTTTGGCAATCATTTCATTAGTTTTAGCCATACCTTTATCAATGACTTGCTGTTCATTGACTTCGGGTCCGTAGTTGTTATTAGCAATGATACCTGCTTCCAAAATTCTTCGATTTCTATCTCTTTCGTCGGCAGCAATGAAACTTGCGGCTTGGTCCCACGCACCTGCCTTATATAAAGGTATCAAATCTATTTTCTCGCCTTTTACAAATGCCATACTAGCATCACCTGTTTGGTTTTGTAAACTGACTAATCCGTCAAATACATTTTGTGGTATTGATTTTACATTTGATCCGGATAACATATTTTTAACATCACGCTGATTTCGTGCAAGATCATTATACAACATATCTTGTGCTTTGTCTGGACTGATACCTTGACTTAGCATTTTAGTTACATCAGCAGACGATCCTGATCCAACAGATACCCCTCCTGCTACTACATTGTTAGATGGAAATATTTTATCTGTTACACTTTTTATTCCACTGGTTACAGTATTTTCGGCAGCCTTAAGTTTGTCTCCAAATTCTTTAAAAATGTTTGCGCCCAATGCTACTGCTCCATTGCCAGGTGGTAAATTTAAATCAAAACCTTTTGCGCCAGTATAAGGCGGCGTTGCTTTTTGTGGAACTATCACACTTCCATACCCTCCACTCTCTCCATTCGCATCGGCAGTATTAACAGGAGTGTATCCGTTTTGTTGCTTGATAACACTGACAATTTTATCACTGACTGTGGCATCTTCTACTGCCACGTCGTCATCTTTATTAGGAGTAGGTACAATTGGTGCTGGTACTTCATTCTCTTTTGGTTTTCTAGGCTGTATTTGATCAGGTGCAGGATCAGATTGCATTTGCATATTCCCAGTGCCAATGGGGTTAATCATTCCGCTATGGCCGGCCCATGGTTCATGTTCTGGAACAATACTACAAATACTTTCTTTTACACCTTGATTAACAGCTAGGTTGTACATTGGTATTTCATTGGCTGCATCAGCAACTGGGCCATTCATATGTATAACGCCAGCTGTTTCATAATGCGCTACACCACTTAGAATATTACTGGTCTCGCCGCTGGTAATTTTAGTATTTGTTACTGCTAACATAGAAACTTCATTGCCAGCACTTACTTGGAAACTGCCGGCATTGGCTTTCATATTGATATTCAGGCCTGCTTCTATGTTGACATTGTTATCTGCATATAAGTTTATATTTTCTTGGCTTCTTATGTTTATGTCTTTACTGCCATATAAATGTATTCTTCCATCTGCACTTAACTCTATCCAACTCTCGCCATTTTTACTGATAAGGTAAACGTGACCGGCAACATCATCTAATAATAATTGTGTTCCGTTTGTAGTTCGTAGTCTGATCAATCTATTATTGCCGTCTTTGTCACCATCATCTAATACAAATTGATGTTGACCTGGAGTCAGCAAACCAATAACTTTGCTGGGTGCTTCACGCATTGCTCCGCTGGTAGTTGTTCCTCTAAGCGTATCATTTTCCAAACCCTGAGTTTTTAAAGCAGTATATGCAGGTTCATGCGCTACATATTTTGTTAAATCAGGATCTAAGTCTTTTCTATTTTTTGGTGCAACTGGTATGTTATCGCCTTTATGAGTATTGCCCGCGGGTATACCAGGAATACTAACTTGAGTGCCTGTTTGAAATATACAAGCAAACCAATAACAAGGAGCTCCTTTGCCAGCTATAAATGTAACTAATACCTGTGCGTCTAAGTCGGGAGGTACTGCCCAAAATCCATAGCTTTTAATTGTGTCGCTGTATTCTTCTACATTTTTTCCTTGATCGAAGATACTTGTTGTGCCACCAAACGGACTAGCATAACTAGCGGAGTGCCAGCTGGATTCGGCTTCAGGATCTCCTCCAAAGTCAGGAATATATACTTGTAAGCGACCCATGTTTTGTGGATCATCATTCTTTTTTACAATACCTATGTATACGCCTTGCCGACGTGGTACATTGGCACTTTCATTGGTTGTATAACTTGCTGGTGCTTTTACACTACCATTTGCTTTTGCGACTCTTGCCATTAACCTTTACCCCCTAATGCCGCTTTTCTAATATACTCTGCTTCATCTGCGGCCTTGACATCGGATGGCAACAAATATCTATTAGGGCCATTTCTGCCAGAAGGTATTACACCAACACCGTAGTTATAATATTCGTTGCCGGCTTTCAGGCCTTCTTCCCATGTATTATATCCATTATACTTGTTTCTGTCAGCAACATAACCAACACCTAATGGATTATTAACATCTGCTGGGCCTGGGCGAGCAGTATTGTTGCTCTTCCAATCATCCAGGCCGCCTGCGCCACTCTTAGTCATTGCTAGACCCGCAAGAGTATCTGCAGAGTATGGTTTGTTATTTGGTACACCTGATTCTGCGTAAGCTTTCTTATCTGCATCTTCTAAATGTTTATAATAAGCTTTAGTTTCTTCGCTATATTGACGTTTGGCTGATTCGTATGCTTCATTTCTAGACTTACCACTATCAACCATAGACTGTGCATTTGTCACTGGATCTACAACTGCTGGTGGAGGGTTATCTCTTAGTATAGCTCTTTGTTTGTTTAATGCGTCATTGACACCCGGAGTCGATGAAACAGTGGCCGGCGCAGTTACTCCTCCTGCACCCATACCTTCATCGCCAGATAACGCTTCTTGTTTTAATTGTGCATTTCTTTGATTTGTTGCACCTTGTTCTCGCATTTCATTTATGCGATCTTTGGCTTTGTCTTCAGAGGCTAGTACGCCGTCTGCCCAGTCTTCAAATGACACAGCGCCGCCTTCTGTTAAATTGGCTCTAGGTAAAATATGACTTGGTATTGTTACGTCCCTAATAGATTTTAACTTCTGAGTCCATTTACCTTCTTTAAAAATATTTTCAACTTCATATACTTGATATATTCCAACAATTTGATCATTATAATTAAAAGTCATTAAATCTTCATCATTGTAGCCACCGTCTGGCATCATCGTACAGAAATAAAATAACTGACTTCCTTGATACCACTGCGCTACACCATAGTCGGTGGTCCACAACGGTTCTTTAGTTTTCCAGCCTTTTTCAATATTTGGCATTTTTGCTTCGAGCATTGCTCTAATTTCTTTTTCACTAGAACTAGGCAGTTGAATTTTTGACAAACCTATACTGCCGTTTAACAATAAGTTAGGAACTCCCAGCCAATACGGGTCACCAACAATTTCCATGTCTAAGTTAACCAAGTCTCGTGGCGCAAGCTGAACTGCGAATATTTTTTCCATTAGTTTTTCGTTTTCTGATTTAATAATGTCAACTTGCTCGCCAATAACGTCGGGCTCCATTCTGGGTATTAAATTAGGGTAATCTAACTCTATAGATTTTCTATATATAGTTTCCCATACATTTTTGTCCTGTCCTACATCCTCTGCGTAAACTAAACTATTGAGCAAATCTTTTCTATTTTTTATTCCGGTGCCAGTAACTTTTTGTTGTTGCGTATTAAATTCATCTTCTCGTTTTGCAATTTCATTATTCAAGAATGTTAGATAATCTTGTATGTCTTTATAATCCTTTTGTGCTTGTTTGCCTTGTCGGCTGACATAGCGTTGATAAGCTTCTGGATCTCCTTTGGCATATTTTTGCATATCCTCTTTTAATTTTGTAGTCAAGGTTTGTGCTTTGATCTGCATCATTTGTATATCAATTCGAGCAGAACCTTGATTGTCAGCATGTGCGTACGGACTAACTCTTCTATTATAATTTTGTAAGTTCATTGCGCCGGAACCTGTTTGATTTCGATCTGCCCATATAACAGGAAAACTAGGTATACTGAATGATTGATTGTACTGCAAATCTGCTCGAAGAACTTCAGTGTTCATACCAGTATAATTAAAATAATATAACTTGCGTAACAACCCTTCTTGAAGATAATATCTTAATTTCGTTAGTACTTTGTCCTTGTTACTCATTTTGTTTAACAAGGCTAGTTCATCTGGATACTGATACATGTTTGCTTGATCAGCCAAATAAATTAAATACACATGTTTTACCGCATAACGATTGCGTATATAATCAAATGATTTATAAACACTATAGGTTTCGACTCTAAAAAATTGATACACATTACCTAACATACTTTGTAAATCAGCTTTACTTTTTTCGCTACTGCCTGCGGCATCCGATGATACTGGTTTTGGTCTATTAGGTAATAGGTCTGATATATCTTTTGTGCTTTGTAATATTTTTGTTATTTGTTGAGTTAGTGGAGTTCCTGGACGCACACTAACATTGTATCTTCCACTGAAGAATGAACCTATTCCTCCCCAAGTTCCAGTAACGTTGGCATCTGCTTTACCTTTTGATGTAAATGCATATTTTTCTATTCTAGGCTCAACTAAGAAATGGTATTCATCATGAAATACATCTTGACTTGCAGGATTAGGACCACCAACGGCCGCGGCAGCGCCGGCTTTTTGCCTGGCGGCAGCATACTTAAATTCTTTTGTTTCTAATTCAACTTGTAATAGTCTAAAATATTCACCGATGGTGCCTGCTTCGATAGTAGTTGTTTCTTTTATAGGTTGTACTAAATCAGTTTGACCGTGATGGGTAGAGTGGCAGAATGTCACGTTATATTCTGTGCCTTTTTCCGTTACTGTGGCTTTTACATCTGTGGATATAAACATAATGGGCCATATGTATTTGTATGGTGAGCCTGATTCAGGAACATTTTCACCAAATATCTCAATTTCTAATAGATACTTACAGTCGAGGTAATTCATTGATCCCACTTGAAAGGCGGAGGCTTTGATATAATCCAGCAAGGCCATACCTGTGGGTTCATATATCTTTAATTCGCCATAGTTGTTCATGGCGATGGTTGTGTTAGCATTGGCATTAATCTTACTTTGCCAACTGACATCAGTGATTATGAATCTACCAGTTGTGGCAGTTTCTGCAACAACTACTCCAAGCCTAGGATCTAATTTGTTAACATCATTTGGATGTACCAATGTTAATCGTGTATAATATGTATGTGCCATTCTTATCCGCCGTCGTGCATTTTATGAACATCATTTGTGTTTAATAAGCCTCGTTGCTTAATAAATCCTCCCAGCGCATCATTATTGTTATTTGGGCTCTTAGGTGTTGTTTTTGGTGGTGTTGGTTTATTGTACAATCCCTCTTTCTTTTTCTGCTTATCTTTATTTAAATCTGGACTTTGATTTTTTCCAGGTTCAGGTAACGGTTTCCCTGCTTTAAATTTGTTTGGCACAGCACTACCAGTTCTTAAATTATTAATAGGATTTCCGTCTTTATCTAAATTATATGTAGCAACATTTAAATATGGTTTACCAGTGTTTGGGTCAATTGATTCCGGGTTTGCAGGTTTGCCGCCTTGATTGGTTGGTTTTTTGCCGCCGGGCCAAGCTTCGAAATGTAAATGTGCGGCATAAGGTCTACCCGAACTATCAGCACCTGAATTTCCTGTGCTACCTAAATATGTACCTGGCTGTAATTGCATACCGGGCTGTAGCTGTTTAGGAGCAGTGTCTAAGTGAGCATAATAATACTCTGTGCCATATTGATCTCTAACCACAACCCCATTCCCGCCGGTTGCATTTGGAGTATCCATTACTTTAACAACAGTAACTGGTTGTGTATTATATAATGGTGTACCTACTGGTGTACTAAAGTCGCAGCCTTCATGACTTCTATTTCCCCTATCTGCACCATAACCACCATGCTTGTGCGTGCCGGTGGCCATTATCTAACTCCTGCCAATTTCTCCAACAAAGATGAGTCACTGGGGATAAACATTTGCATGCCTGATTTAAAATCCCATATAGGATCTTTAACAGTATCAGCATTTGCCAGTGCTATCACCCACCATAATCTGCTGGTGCCAAATTGTTGGTAACTAAACAAGTCTATCCTGTACTCGCACTCTGGAGGCACTATAACATAGTCACCTTTTGTATAGTTTATCATAGGTAACTTGGATACATCTAAATAAAAGTTTTTAATAGATGTCTGACGAAGAAAACTTCTATCACCGTACATGTCTGTTGGAATAATAGTGGATATCATTAAATGTATCCTTTCGAACTTAATGCGCCTTTGGAAAAGTCTTCTAAATTAAATTCATTGACAGCTTTATATATGTTTGGTTGCATTAATAAACTAATATTAATAGTAAAAAATACTGGCAAATAAAATTCTTTAGTTCGTTGACCAGTGACTACTATTTCAGGAACACCATCTGCACCTGCAGCAGGTACTTCAGTTGTGGGGTTTTTTACGTCTCGGGTTGCGTCTATTAATTTGTTATCCGGAGAAAATACACCTTTGACATAATCAATATCATCGGGGAATGTCATTGAAAACTTACTAATAACCACAGGCACTTTATTGAATATCGGACTGCCGTGTGCAAAGAATCTTAGAATACGTGGACTTTGACCACGTTGATTATCAGTTCTGCCATAATTCATTTTAGTATAGGTACGCAAAAATCTAATGGCATATTCGCAGTGGTCAAAGTGCTCTTTGGTATGGGCACTAAATTTACAAGTTAAACCAATTACTGGATTCTCTGTTCTAGAATATGCATACGGCTGATAATTAGTATGTGTGAGGCTGTATGCGTCGTACTTGACGTCATTACTATATTCGATTTGTGGAGTATATTGAAATCTTAATTCTTCCAAAGTTCCAACTGGGTTTTTTGCTAATAGGTACACGCTCATACTAGTATTTAGCGTATAATAATCTATAGTTTTAATTCCAAAAAGACTTGACTTTGTTAAACAAAATGTGTTAAAATAACTACTATGGCAACATCACAAGCAAACCCACTAGCAAAACAGTACTTGACTAACAAGGAATTACTTAAAGAAATTCATCTTAGTAAGAACAACTACAGTAGCTATACAAAACCCGAATATAACAACTATGATTTAATTTTAGCCGATACGTCTAAGATTAACATACGAACCATAGCAGAAGCTAAACGCAACCAAGCACTTAGATTAAGTCAGCTTGCGCTGGCAGAAGCTCAAAAGATTAATCCAAAAACTAAATTAGCAGAAGTTGAAATTGACTATAAAAAAGTCGCAAAAACTGACGTTGTGTTTAGAATTATGACACATGATCATGTGCCTCTTGAACCAGGTCGTAAAAAGACTCCTAAGAACAGAGGTGATCATCACAGCAAATGTAACTTTCCTCCTTTTCAACATTTTAAGTTTAGCACCGAGGATGGTGCTGAAAAAGATGATTTGATCTGTGTGGGCAAGAGTCATTGGCGAGGTGATATGGACACCGGTGAGTTCAATCTAGAAGGCCAAATAACAAAAAAACTAGCCAAGAGTTATATGTTACTCTGTGAACGCTATAGTATGCGTTTTAACTGGCGTGGCTACACTTATGTAGATGAAATGCGTAGTCAGGCATTGCTACAATTAAGTCAAATTGGATTACAATTCGATGAATCAAAATCGCAGAACCCTTTTGCGTATTATACTGCCGCTATCGATAATAGCTTTACTCGTATCTTGAACATTGAAAAGAAAAATCAAACTATTAGAGACGATCTGCTCATTGAGCATGGCAGCAGTCCTAGTTTCTCTAGGCAGTTCGAACACGAAGCTAACATGCGTGACGAACGTGACCGTTTAGCAGGCTTGAAAGATTAACAAATAATATGACAGATATGTTTAAGAAAGCGGCTGTTTTTACTGACATCCATTTTGGTATGCGCCAAAATAGTAAAGCCCATAACGATGATTGTTTGAGTTTTGTTAAATGGTTCTGTGCCGAAGCAACTAGTCAAGGTTGTGACACAGCAATCTTTATGGGCGACTGGCATCACCATCGTGCCACAGTTAATGTTAGTACATTAAACTACACAGTAGATGCCATTGATTATATCAGTAAGCACTTTGAACGTTTCTTTTTCATTCCTGGCAATCATGATTTGTATTATCGAGAGAAGCGAGACTTAACAAGTATTCCATTTATTAGAAATCAGAAAAACGTTATTTTGGTTAATGATGTTTATACCGAAGGTGGGGTAAGTCTTGTGCCTTGGCTAGTAGGAGATGAATGGACTGGAATGAAACGTCTTGATAGTCGTTATGTGTTCGGTCACTTTGAACTTCCATACTTTAAAATGAACGCCATGGTAGAAATGCCAGATCATGGCGGACTAAACAAAGGCCATTTTCCTAATCAAGAAAAAGTCTTTAGCGGACACTTCCATATGAGACAGCATAATGGTAATGTAACTTATACTGGCAATGCCTTTCCACATAACTATTCAGATGCTTGGGATGATGATCGAGGCATGATGATTCTTGAGTTTGGTGGACAACCTAAGTATATTGCTTGGCCAGATGCGCCCAGTTTCAAAACTATTGATCTTACAAGATTGATTGAAGATCCAGACAAGTATATGAATCAAAATAGTTTCTTACGTGTTACCTGCGATGCTGATATTAGTTTTGAAGAAGCAACATTCTTAAAAGAGAACTGGATGGAAACATACAAGTTGCGAGAACTGAATCTTATTCCAGCCAAGCGTGAAGAACATACACAGGATTGGAGTGGCGATGTACACTTTGAATCAGTGGATCAAATTGTTGTCAGTCAACTAACTGCAATTGAAAGCGATGTAGTTGATCGCCAAACACTCATTGACATTTACAATGGACTTCATGTATAATACACTACGATGATTAAACTCAAAAATTTAACTGTAAAAAACTTTCTTTCGGTAGGTAACGTTACCCAAGCATTAAGATTTGATCAACATGGTCTTACTCTTGTATTAGGTAATAACTTAGACTTAGGTGGCGATGGCAGTCGTAATGGCACGGGTAAAACTACTATAGTTAACGCATTGAGCTATGTATTATATGGCACCGCGCTGACTAATATCCGTAAAGACAACCTTATCAACAAGACTAACACTAAGAACATGTTAGTTACTTGTGAAATGGAAGTTAACGGCCATAATTATAAAATTGAACGAGGTCGTAAACCTAATGTGCTTCGTTTTATTGTCGATGATCAAGAAGTCGACAAAGGCGAAACTGAAGAGCAACAAGGTGAGAATAAAGAAACCCAAATAGAAATTGAACGGCTGTTGGGTATGAGTCATGATATGTTTAAACATATTTGTGCGTTAAATACTTACACTGAGCCATTTTTAAGTCTTAAGACCAATGACCAGCGTGATATCATTGAACAGCTTCTTGGCATTACACAACTCAGTGAAAAGGCAAATTTACTTAAAGATCTTATTAAGAACTCTAAAGATCAAGCCAAAGAAGAAGAATACAGAATTAAGGCAGTATCAGATGCAAACACTAAAATTAAAAACTCTATTGACGACTTGGAACGTCGTAGTCGTCTTTGGCAGACTAAGCAAACCGACGAACTCGAAAAGCTGGCAGCGGCCATTGACGAACTATTAAACATCGATATTACACAAGAGTTAGAAAATCATAAAGCACTGGCATTATGGCAAGCTAATGAAAAAGAACTTAAACGTAATAACAAAGATTTAGCCACACACCAAAGTGCTGTTAAACGAGTTACACAACAATTGGCAGACTTGGCCAGTGCTCAGGGTCATGCATTAGAACACAAGTGTCATGCTTGCGGACAGGATGTTCATGATGACAAACAAGTTACCATGTTAGATGATATTAATAACGCTATTGCTACACTAACTGAAGAACTCGACAAAGAATCAAAAGCACTCAAAAAAGTAGAAAAACAAATTTTGGATCTGGGCAAGTTAGGCAGTGCTCCTAAAGTAAAGTATTCTAACATTGACGATGCTGTCAATCACAAGAGTACCTTAGAAACAGCACAGGACCAGTTTGAGCGCAGAGCACTGGACATCGATCCCTATGTTGAACAGATTGAACATTTAAAGACAACTGCCTTAGAAGAAATTAATTTTGATATTATTAACAGTTTGACTAAACTGCAAGAGCATCAAGAGTTCTTGCTTAAACTGCTAACCAGTAAAGACAGTTTTATTCGTAAACGTATAATCGAACAGAACTTGGCTTATCTAAATCATAGACTTGCTTATTATTTAGAAAAGCTGGCGTTACCGCATGAAGTAAAATTCCGCAGTGACTTGGAAGTAGACATTACACAACTTGGACAAGAGTTTGATTTTGATAACTTGAGTCGAGGTGAACGTAATAGACTTATTTTGGGCTTGTCGTGGGCATTCAGAGATGTCTATGAAAGTTTGAATAGGCCAATCAATTTGTTGTTTATCGACGAAATGATTGACAGTGGTATGGATGCCAATGGCGTTGATAACAGCTTGGGCTTGCTTAAAAAGATGGCCAGAGAAAATCGGAAGAATATCTTCTTGATCAGCCACCGTGATGAACTGGTCGGAAGAGTAAATAACATACTACAAGTTGTTAAAGAAAACGGATTTACAACTTTTAATACAGATATAGAAATGGTAGAGGCATAAAATTATGACAGAAGAAAACACAACTCCAGTAAACACTCAAGAAGAATTGATTAAACAATTCCAAGTTTACATTGAAGAAAACGAAAAATTTACAACTAAAAAAGTTAAGGCAGCTGCAGGTCGTGCTCGCAAGGCACTACAAGAAGTTGCTAAATTAGTCAAGCAAAGACGTAAAGAGATTACAGAAGAAAAGGCAGCATTGTCAGTTAAATGACATGGTTGTTCGAAGGAACTTCGGTAGACTCACTTCCTGAGGATTGTATTGGTTTTGTTTATCTCATTACCAATACTATCACAGGCCGCAAATACATAGGCAAAAAATTAGCAAAATTCTCTAAGACAACTTATAAAACAGTAAAACTAAAAAACGGCACCAAAAAGAAGAAAAAAATTAGAAGCAAAATCAACAGCGACTGGATGGACTATTATGGTTCCTCCGATGAACTTAACAAAGATATACTCACTCTTGGCAAAGAAAATTTCACCCGCGAAATACTACACTACTGCAAATCTAAGGCCCATACTTCATACCTCGAAGCTAAGGAACAATTCGACAGAAAAGTTCTTGAATCAACTGATTACTACAATGGCCAAATATCCGTTAGAGTACACGGATCCCATATCATAAACAAAATTTAAATCGGCAACAGCCACAAAGACACTACTGATAATGCTCGTGCCGGCAAGTTAAATAGGCGCCTGAATCCGTTCTGATGTGTGACGGTAGGAAATTCTGAGCAGTAGCAGAGACATGATTGCCACTATCCCAATGATGTTGGGACGAAGCGTTAGACTTGAAAAACGCTGGCATGTGTATGTATAGTCAAAATGAGTGGGCACTGCTGAGTCATTGCACCCCACGAAAATTAAGCTGTTTATCTATTGGCTACTTAATTTTGCGTTATATTCGAAGAGCTACATAAAAAGGTACAGCGTAACCGCCTTTACTAGAAATAGTTGTAGTGATAGATTACGATAATGGGCCTCTGGCATGTTATTTTTACTTTTGCCCCTAACAGGGCGAAGTACGACTTCAAAACCTTGGCATAATATATCTTGTACAGTATCGTTGAATATGTTAAAAAAGAATTCTAAGATTTGTGTTTTACTGTAAGTAAAAGGTAAATCTTGTTGTTCTATGAACAACTTAAAATCTTTCTTGAGTTAATGTTTGTGTTGGCTTAATGCCTTTATCTATACTAATTTTCTCTTTGAGCACTTTAAGGAATATTCGCTTTTCGTCATGGGTTAAATTCCATATTTGTTCATAACTCTGCCCTGAGTATATGGCCAACGTTGCGATATCTTCTATTAGGGCTTTTGACTCTTTGTCTAAGTTATCCAATAACTTAAGAACTTCAGGGCCTGACTTTGCTGTCAAAAGCCTTAGACGAAAAAAGTTGTTGGGTTCAAATCTATGCTGGATTCGTAGCCATGACTACAATTTTGGCATGTAACATTAAATGTCTTTTTCATACCTTTTTGTGCTAATGACATAATACCATTTTCAATCTTCTTGAATTCTGGTTGACTTATTTGTTCCACCCATTCTTTGATATTGGTACTATCAGTGACAGTAACACCATCTGGTAATAACACGGTGTCAATACATGCTCCGATAATTAACAAATTCTGATTAGTCAGTGTGTTGTAACTCTTTTGCAAAAGATTAACTTTTTCTTTTTCATCCATGTTACCTTGCTCTGCTTGTTGGATGTTTCTAACCTGTTCGTATTGTACCCAGTTTAAGTTTAGTAACTGTTTTACGTTAACAGGCTTGATAAACACTTTAATACCATCATCTAATGTAATGGGATCAAATTTATCTATAATAGCAATGCTGGCAATAAAATGATTTAAGTTTAGTACAGATTCGTTTCTTGTACTGCATTCCGGACATTGTGTTTCGATGTCCAAATCTTCACCATAGGTACAACGTCTGATGGCCAATAGCACTGCATCTAAATCAATAGCTGGCATTGTATCCACACTGGTAATACTGGGTACACAGCTATTGAGTAATTGTGTGATAGCCGTGCCATTTAGTAGCGCATCGGCATTTTTCATTAGCAGTTCATCTTTAGCTGTCATTGGATATACAGCGATTTCTCCCATGTCATTAAAGTCACTAGGCTTGTTGTCATAGTACTGACCTTGACTGGGTAGCTTGATCCATATTCCAGGCTTTCTGAAATACTGCTTTAGTGGATTGTTTTCTGACATGGTTTAACTCCGATAAATAAACTTATATAATGTATTTATATAGTAAAAACACACTTTAATGGCTGATAGAATTTCCGGAACAGTTGAACCTAGTATACAAGGCGGGGAAGGTTATTTCACCTTTTCGCTAGATGGCTTATCTACGGCCAAGCAAATGGAAAAGCTAATTGGCTTGACCGAAGACTTAGTCAAGCGAATAGTTGGTAAAGATGCCGAAAGTTTAAAAGAACAAAAAGCACAAACAGCCGCGATAAATGCCAGTACTGATGCCATTGAAAGCGAAACAGATGCTAGAAAAGATTCAGAAAAAGAATGGATTAACTCTACTAGATTTATTAAAAACATATTCCATGGCCAATTTGGTTTAGCTTTAGATGAATCATCTAAAGGGCTAACAGCGTTTGCAGGTATTGTTGGCTTTGCTTATGGTAAACTGGAAAATTATGGCAAAGATCTAGGCGAAGGTTTGAAACGTGGCGTTGCGGGTAGCACATTTGATTTGGCAATTGCATCTAAATCAGCAGGTGTTAGTGTTACAACTTTTACAAAAGCATTGGGAGAGAGTGGCGGAGCATTTGCCAGTCTGGGCTCAGGAGCAACCGACGGTGCAAAACAATTTGGTGGATTAGTAAAAAGTGTTAGACTAGCCACAGCAGACGTTGGTAATCTAGGCATGGGTCTAGATGAAATGGCAATATTCACTGCTCAACAAACAAAGACAGCAGTACAGCAGGGATTTAAAGGCAAATCGGCACAGGATGCTGTAATCAGAAACAGTCGTGAATTAGGTAAAGAATTAGATGTGTTAGCATCCAGAACAGGTAAGAGTGTCATGGAAATGGCGCAGGCCGCAATGAAACTGTCGCAGGATCCTATTGTTGCTAACTTTGTTAGAAGTATGAAATCAGGTAATAGAGAAGTATCTGGTGCGATTCAAAGCTTTGGCGCAAGTATGAATGCGCTATTTGGTGAGATGGGTGATAAGATAGGTCAAGACGCTCTTCAATCCGCTATCAGCGGATTACCAATGGTAATAACTGACACTGGTAAGAATATGTTGCTTGCTGGCACTGGCATATACGAAGAAATAGAACGACAAGCACAATTAGCCAAAGCAGGCAATAAGATAACAGAACAAGATCAAGAGAAACTGCGTGATATGGTCATGCGAACTGTTAAATCACGTGAACAAGAATTGGCAGCCTATGCTCAAATACCGGGTGTTGTTGGAGATAGTGCTAGACAATTATTAAAAATGGCCGACGCCGCTTCAACGTATAACAGCGAAGAAAACATAAGAGATCGCAAACGTGCTGATTCAGCAAAACAATTTAACGCTGAATTAAGATCACTACAAGCTAGTTTGCAAGAAATGGCAATACCGTTGTTAAAAGCAATTAACATGATTGACTGGGCATCAGTATTCCAAGTTATTTCTTTTATACCTAGAAAAATAGCAGAAGTAATGGATTTCTTTGGAGCTATAGTTAAATCACTGCCTGAGCCATTAGTCACTGTATTTTCTGCTGTGGGATCAGTACTCAGTACATTTGGCAGTGTGATATTAGGCGTAGGTGTACTGCTAGGTATGGTTGCAGTAGGTGTTAAATTATTCAATGGAGGAATAGGAATATTAGGCAAAGGATTAAGTGTATTAGGAGTTACAACGTTGCCTACATATATAACTAAGTATGCCATAGTTAACAAAGCATTAGATTCATTTACTGCGGCATTGCTCAAGGCAGCCTCTACAGCTAAAAATGACGGTTTTGGGGGATTTGATCGACCGCAACGCAATCGTGGAAGAAGAACAGGTCAAGGACCAAACCCAGCAGACATTCCAGCATCTCAACGTAAAGCTGATGGTAAAGATTTCCCAAGTAAATTACCTGAAAATGCCAAAGGTGGAAATACCAGTGGCAAAGGACCAAACCCAGCTGACATTCCAGCATATCAACGCAAAACTACTGGCAAAGATTTTCCAAGTAAATTACCTGAAAATGCCAAAGGCGGAAGTATTGCTAACGGGCTATATGGTATGGCTAAAATTGGTGGTAAATTATCAATAGCTGGAATGGCAACTGGTCTAGCCGCAGATGTTACAGCTGATATGTTAGGTCGAGAAACGTTTTGGGGCAAAGTTGCAGATACAGTTAGTACAGCCGCAGCCTTAGGGGGCACTGGAGCAATGACAGGTAATCCATGGCTTGCAGCCGGCGGCGCCGCTCTGGGATTAGGCACCGGCTTATATAAAAACTTCTATAGTGATAGTGCTAGCAGTATGTCCGGAGAAATCACATCACAAGCAGCCAGTGGTGACAATCCAGTGTTAGCCGCACAGTTAGCCAGTATTGAACAACAAAAGAAACAAAATGATCTAATGCTTGAATCTATCAACGAACAAGCCATTGCCAACAGAATAGCGACTATGGGATTGAGCAAAGACGACGATTTGGCACGTAGAATAAGTGCCATAAGCTTTAACGCATAACGAATAATTTAATAAATATATAACAGGATAAATTATGAGTTGGCGTAAACACTTTCAAATACCACAAACAGCAAACGAAGTAGCTGCCTCCAACAGAGGCAAAGAAGCTCATCACATGGGCAGTTCTAGCAAGTTTAGTAGCTGGCTCAAAGACGTATATACAGGTACACCTAATCGTGTTGACCGCTACATGCAATACGAAATAATGGACAACGACAGTGAAGTTAACAGCGCACTAGATACTGTTTCAGAATTCTGTACTCAATTTGATTTTGAAAGCAACTTACCATTTACCATTGAACACTTTCAAGATCCCACAGAAGCTGAAGTTAAAGTACTAAATGCCAGTTTGCGCCAATGGTGTTTGCTTAACGATTGGAACAAGCGTGTATGGCGTATGGTGCGTAATACATTAAAGTTTGGTGATCAATTCTTTATTCGTGATCCTGAAACATACGTTTTATACTATGTCAATGCCGCTGATGTATCTAAAGTTATTATCAACGAAGCTAAGGGCAAAGAGATTGAACAGTATTTGATCAAAAATATTAGCTTGGATGTCAATGATAAAGTAGCAACAAGCCCCTTAATTACGGATCAAAACTATGGTCCTACACAGTTTAACAAGCAGGCTTTTACGCAATTTGCTACGCCAAGCACAGGCACTAATACTAATTCAAATCAAGTAGAAACAGCAGTCAGTGCCAGCCATGTAATACATATTAGTTTAAGTGAAGGCATGGATGTAAACTATCCATTTGGCAATAGTATTTTAGAATCAGCTTATAAAGTATATCAACAAAAGAGTTTATTAGAAGACAGTATCATTATCTATCGTGTACAACGTGCTCCTGAACGCAGAGTATTTTACATTGACGTAGGTAATATGCCAGCTAACATGGCTATGAGCTTTGTTGATAGAGTTAAAAATGAGATTCATCAAAGACGTATTCCAAGTCGTACTGGTGGCGGAACTAGCATCATGGATGCTAGTTACAACCCATTAAGTATGCTAGAAGATTACTTTTTTGCTCAAACAGCAGAAGGTCGTGGCAGTAAAGTTGAAGTATTGCCAGGCGGTGATAACTTGGGTCAAATTGATGACTTGAAGTATTTTACTAATAAACTGATGCGAGCATTACGTATTCCTAGCAGTTATATGCCAACAGGACCAGATGATGGCACAGCTGCATACAATGATGGCAGAGTAGGCACAGCGTTTATTCAAGAATATCGCTTTAACAAGTATTGCCAACGACTACAGAATCTAATGATGACTCCATTAGACAAAGAATTTAAAATGTTCTTGAAAAAGAAAGGCATTGAGCTTGATTCAAGTACATTTACATTGACATTCTTACCACCGCAAAGCTTCAGTGAGTACAGAGAAATTGAAGTTAACAATGCTAGAGCCGCAGTATTCGGACAGCTAAGTGAAGTTGCTTATCTAAGCAGACGTTTTGTATTGAAGAAATATCTAGGC